CCACGGTTGAAGCCGGTGCCGTACCGGTTGAAACAAATACAAATGCCAATGAAGACGAAGGAGGAAAACCAATGGCAAACACTATTGAAGAACTGCGTGCTGAATCTCCGGACCTTTTGGCCCAGGCAGAAAGCGCAGCAAGCGCAAGCGCCGTTCAAGCTGAACGCACCCGCTTGCAGGAAATTGATGCTGTTGCAGGTCTGTTCTCTGCCGAGATGGTAACTGAAGCCAAGTATGGTGAGAACGCATGCAGCGCACAGGAATTGGCATACCGTGCAGCCCAGGCGGCTGTTGCGAATGGCCAGCAGTTCCTGAACAACATGGCAGCCGACGCACAGGCAAGCGGCGCTGCCGACGTTCCGGCGGCTCCGGCACCGGCAGAGGAACCGAAAGCAGAGACCCCGGAGGAAAAAATGGCGGCTGCAAGAGCAGCGGTCAAAGATTTGTTAAAGGAGGAAAAATAACATGGCGAATCTCAATGCGAAAATCGGCGACATGACCTACGATGGCCTGGTTACCGATGTAAAACCGGCAGTTATCGTAGCAGGCGGCACGATTCTCAAAGGCGCTGCCGAAGCGACCTATGTACGTGGCACCCTGTTTGCGAAATCTGCATCCAGCGGCAAACTGGTAATCTTCGGCACCGCTGCCGATCAGGGAGACACGCTGACTGCTGACTGCATCCTGTGTGATGACATCGTTGTCGGCACTTCCGCCGATGCAAAAGCTGCGGTATATATCGGTGGTTGCTTCGACCCGGACAAGCTGACCATTGCTTCCGGCGCAACCATTACCGAAGCTGTGAAAGATGTTCTGCGTGAAAAAGGCATCATCTTAAAAGCAGCCTCTGCTGCTAATTAACAAAGGAGGTACAAACAATGCCTGCGAATATTGATTTCTTCTCTACTTATGTACTCATGGCGGTAACCGAGGAAATTGTTCCGAAAACTGGCTTTTTCCGTGACCGCTATTTCCCAACTGCGGCATCCGACATTTTCAAATCCGACAAGGTGCTGACCGAATACCGCAAAGGTGACCGCAAGATGGCGGCCTTTGTAGCCCCCCGTGTAGGCGATATCCCGATGGAGCGCCGGGGCTATGAAATCAACGAATACACTCCGCCTTACATCGCTCCGTCCCGCATCTTGACGCTGGACGATCTGAAAAAGCGTGGTTTTGGCGAAGCCCTGTATCCGGGCATGGACCAGGCACAGCGTGCCGCCCAGCTTCAGAAAGACGACATTGCCGACATGGATGCCCGCATTGCACGCCGTGAGGAATGGATGGCCGTACAGACCATGATTAACAACGGTTGCACCATGCAGGAATATATCGACGACAACACTGCTGGCGAGCAGATGGTTGTACAGTTCTACAACAACAGTTCCGACCACACCTACACTGTGTCCAACGTATGGAACGGCCAGTCTGGCGATTTCTTCGGCGATGTGAAAGCCATGTGCAAGCTGCTGGCAAAACGTGGCCTGCCTGCTGCTGACCTGATTCTCGGCACTGACACTGCTGATGCCATCCTGGACATTCAGAAGGTTCGTGACCTGCTGGACAAAAACTCCGGCATTATCACCGGCCAGATTGATGCCCGCCTGACCCAGTATGACGGCGTAGCCTTCATGGGCGTTATCAACTTTGGTGGTTTCCGTCTGAACCTGTTCGACGTTTCTGAATCCTACATTGACGCTTCTAACCAGGACACCGCATACTTCCCGGCAAAAGGCGCCATGGTTACCGCTCCCGGCTGTGGCCACATGATGTATGGCTCTGTTACTCAGATTGACTTCGGCTCTACCGAGTTTGCGACCTACGCAGGCAAACGTATTCCGAAATTCATCTGCGACCAGGCTAACGACATTCGCAAACTGCGTCTGGCCTGCCGTCCGCTGGCAGCTCCGAAACAGTATTGCCCGTACATCTACGCAGCCAACGCTATTTCTTAATCGGAGGGCATTATGACACTCATCAGAATTGTAAGTGGAAGCTACGGAGCACGTCCTTCCGGTGGCCGTCTGACGGTTATCACAAAGGGCAATACTGTAGAGGTTCCCGAAGAAGAAGCCGCCCGCCTTGTTTCTTTGGGTGTGGCTGCCTATGTAAAAGAGCCTGTTCTGATGGCGGAAACAACCCCTGAGTCCGTTTCGGAGGTTGCCCCGAGCGACACCCCGGACGAGGAAGAGAACGAGGCTCCTGAGGAATCGTTAGAAGAAATGCCTTTCGACCAGCTGAAACAGCTGGCAAAGGAAGCAGGTCTGCCGGTTGGCAAACTGCGGAGCCGGAAAAATATCATTGATGCGCTGCAAAACATGGAGGACGGTGACAAACCGCCTTCTATGGAAGCCGGAGACGTTGTCTTATGAGTGGCTTCAAAGACATGGTAGCTGCTGACAGGGACGCTGTCTTTTTAAACCTGGAAGAGTTTGCGGAAACGCACAACCTCAACGGCACGAACTGTAACTGCATTTTGCAGGACGAATCTGTCGTGGAGGAAGTGCTGACCGCAGACCGCTTTTCCCAGAGTTACGGAGGCCTTTACGGGAGCCGGATATTGGTGAACGTAAAGACGGAAGATCTGCCGGAGGTTCCGGTGGAAGGACAGTCGTTCTATGTGGACGACAAGCTCTATATGGTGGAAAGCAGCGCAAATGACATGGGAATGTTGACAATTCAGTTGGTGGCGAACGACAGATGATTACCTTAAACATTAAGGTCGATAAACTCAAACAGGCTACTGTTGAGGCGGCCTTATCCGGAATTAAGAACGGAGCCCAAAAAGCCATGAGCCGGGCAATTAACCGGACTGTTACGTATGGCAAAACGCAAGCGTTGCGAATCGTTCGAAAGGAATACACCATCAATGCAAAGTCGTTAAATGATGCAACACGTATATACACCACACGCAATACCGGAGCCTTAAGGGGAGCAATTTCCTTTACAGGGCGGCCAAAACAGTTGCGCAGTTTCGCAAGGAAAATAAACAGAAACGGAATCTTTGTAAACGTCAAGCGTAGCACCGGATTCAAACGATTAACCAGGCGGGCTTTTGTTAACACAGTTAGCAGCGGGCCTGCTATTTTAATGCGTTTAGGAGACAGCCGCTACCCTATTGAAGTTTTGCATGGCCCGGCTGTTCCTCAGATGACCGGGAACGTGAATGTTGGCCCGAAAATCCAGGAAAAGATTGCGAATAAACTTAACGAACGTGTTGACCATGAAATGAGTGCGCTGTTGAAAGGATATGTGAAATGACACCGATTAACCTTATGGATTCGCTGGCTGAACGCCTGCAAAAACTGCTAAAGGACTACAACGCAAAGCAGCCTTCCGGAACAGTTCCTGTCACGGTATACCCCGGATATTTTCCTGTGCAAAACAATGCGAAGGAACGGAACAGCATGGTTTATGTGCTGGTTACCGACATTGTCGATAAACCGGGGAACGATAAAAGCCATGCCACCGTCGAGTTTGGTTTTTCCATCTATGATGACGATCACACCGACGGATGGCGTAGCCTGTTCAATGTGATGGAGCATATCCGACAGGATATTTTGAAATCCCGGTTCGTGGCTATGAAGTTCCGGCTTGACCTGGAAGAAGCACCGATAAAAATGCACATTCCCGATAACCAGCCATTCCCGCAATGGCAGGGAACAATGACGGCTTCCTACACTATCGGACAGCCTGAAGAGGAGGGTTTCAATTATGATGACTTCCAAGAAGTCCAAGCGTACCCGGACTACGAGGAGTACAAAAACCATTGAGCAGCTGGTATATGTAGGGCCTACCCTTTCCGAGGGCAGGCTTTCTTTTTCCACTGTTTACATGAACGG